CATGGTTACAATCCATAGTGTTTTGCATCCACAAGGAGATGGGGGCCTTTACTGGCATATCGTAGGTAAAAAACGGTGCCCCCAGGTCGTCTTCTATTTTCTCGCACCACAGATCGTCGAATTCACCTACTGGCGTGCCTTCGTCTTTAAAGCAGCCTTGTGGAACTGGAAAGGTAAGCCCGTGGTAGGGGCACTTAGAATAGGTCAGCGCATGACCGCGATGGGGACATAATGTGCGAGACATCGGTTGAACAATATAAATAATAGTTTTAGATTGCAAAGGATGGAAAAAAGAAAACGGCTGATAGGTGCAAAGAGAACGCACCGAGGCAAACTAGAGGTCAGATCTGTTTGGGGCAATGAAGAGAGTTTCGCACTAGCCAACTGTTGCTTGATGATGGGATATGAGGACCTAGGCAAGTTCGTCCATGACTTGGCGCATACAACACTAACTGAGATGCTAAAGCAGGCACTGGAGAAGAGTAATGGAAATAAGAGCGAAGGAAGTGAAGTTGGTTCCAGCCTCCCACCTGAGGCCGAATCCCAAGAACCGCAACAAGCATAGCGATGAATAAAAAGATCCCGCACCCAACAATCAAGTCCTTGATTTGTTCCGAAGACGGAAGGCTTTATTCCAGAAAAACTGGCAGGGAGCGAAAGCAGTGGAAGACCAGGCATGGCTACATGCAGGTGGCCGTCACGGCGAAACCACTAAAAACAAGCTTTTTGGTGCACAGATTGATCGCGGACGCCTTTATTCCAAACCCAGCCGGAAAACCAAACGTGAACCATAAAAACGGAATAAAAGACGACAACCGTGCAAAAAACCTTGAGTGGTGCACTCAGGCAGAAAATATGGCCCACGCCAGAAAGGTTTTGGGCCTAGTTTTTCACCACCCAGCCGGACCAAATCACCCGAGCAGAAAGTTTACGCCGCAGCTGGACATCATTTTCGTGAACCTGTGGAGGCGGGGGTTCTCTGATAGCGAAATAAGCAAGATCATGGGCCTCAGCTTACACACCATATTTACAAACAAGAGGAGGATTATGTATGCCGGAAATTCGGGCAAAAGAAATAGTAATGGTGCCAATCGCAGACCTAAGACCGAACCCTAAGAACCGGAATCGGCACAGTGATGAACAGATAGAGCAGCTTGCGAAGATAATAGAGTATCAGGGATTTCGCATTCCGCTTGTAGTGTCTAACCGGAGCGGCTTGCTAATTGCCGGCCACGGAAGGCTGATGGCCGCAAAAAAAGCCGGCATGAATGTGGTGCCGGTTATTTATCAGGATTTCGAAAACGAAAGCGCCGAGTATGCGGCTCAGGTATCTGACAATGCGATAGCAAGCTGGGCCGAACTGGATCTAAGCGGGATACACACGGACTTACCGGATTTAGCGCCATTTGATTTGGACTTGTTGGGGATAAAGAATTTTCAGCTAGAGCCCAGCGAAACCGACATTGAGATTGGCGAACCGGGCATTGGTTCGGAGCCGGACGTTTCACAGTGCCCCAATTGTGGGCACATACTAAAATGAATTTTGGCATTCCGTACATGGGAAGCAAGTCTGGAATCGCAAAGATTCTGTGTAGAAATCTCCCGTCAGCCGATAATTTCTACGACCTTTTCGGCGGTGGTTTTGGTGTAACCCACGCGATGATGGTGCTCCACCCAAAGAAATATAAGCGATTCTTTTTTAACGAGATAGAGCCCGGAAATGTTGACCTGATTAAGCGAGCGATAGCTGGGGAATTTAATTACGATAGGTTCAGGCCGCAATTTATATCGAGAGCAGAGTTTTTGGAAAAAAAAGACTCGGATGCTTACGTTAAAATTGTTTGGTCTTTCGGTAATAATCAGAAAAGTTACCTGTTTGGCGAAGATGTTGAGCCGCTGAAGCGGTCTTTGCATGACGCTGTTGTCTTCAATCAGTTCGACGATTTCGCAAAGATGGTCTTCTGCAAAGAAAAATTCGATGAAAAATCCACCATTCAGCAGAGAAGACTTTTCAGTAGGTGGGCGACCAAAACTCGAATAGGAGAATTGCAGCAGTTGCAGCAGTTGGAGCGGTTGGAGCGGTTGCAGCAGTTGGAGCAGTTGCAGCAGTTGGAGCGGTTGCAGCAGTTGGAGCGGTTGGAGCGGTTGGAGCGGTTGGAGCAGTTGGAGCAGTTGCAGCAGTTGGAGCTTACATCGCTTGACTATCGGAAGGTTGAGATTTTGCCAAACAGCATTGTATATTGCGATCCGCCATATTCCGGAACTGCTGAGTACCCCACAAGCTTTGATTCTGGAGCGTTTTGGGAGTGGGCAATGGACTTGCCGCACCCATGTTTTATTTCTGAGTATCAAGCCCCCGCTGATTTCAGGATTGTTCTTTCGATAGAGAGAAAGTCACGATTAAGCGCAAAAGGAATGACCGCTACCAAGAACGAGATTCTATTTTGTAATTCAGTCGCCGCAAAGAAGCTGAGTGACATGGGAATTAAGACTTTTGGGAACCGTGGAGTTAGGGCAGCGCCGAGATGAATCGTGGTAAAATGGAATAATGGGAAGACCAGAACTAGACATAGACCCAGAAAAGGTAATGAAGCTTGCACAGATAGGCTGTCCGGTAACGGACATAGCCTTTGTGCTGGGATGCTCTCACGACACGCTGAATCGTCGTTTTGCGTCGGAAATACAAAAAGGGAGATCCCAAATGCGCACAAGATTGCGACAACTCATGTGGGGTTCTGCCGAAAAAGGCAACATTACCATGCAGATATTCCTGTCGAAGCAGTACCTAGGATTTAGCGATAAAGTAGAAACTATTGACGGGCCAACTTCTGGTGAGCTAACCGAAGATGACATTAAAACAGCGCGAGGCTAGGCAAAAATGTTTCGCTCATGGGGTAATAGCTCCATGGTATCTAAGAGAAGACCAGTATCCGGTCTATACATTCTTCCATCAACACAGATTCCCAGTATTTGAGGCAGCCAGACGTTACGGAAAGACCACGATAGAGCTGAACTACGTTTTAGAGGCTCTAAAGAAGAATCCGGGTTGGGTCTGTCGCTGGTGTGAGCCAAATAAGAACCAGGCTCGTGAAATCATCATGCCTGAGATTGATAAGATTCAATCGTTTGCCAGGAAGTCAGACCGATTCATATTTAAAAAGACTGACAGTTATTACGAACACACGAATGGCTCTAAGCTTTTCTTGCGGGGTATCAATGAAGATTCTGGAGACTCCGCCCGAGGAACCTTTGCCAACATAGTAATTGCGGATGAGCTAGGTACGTGGAGAGAACCAGAGTATGCGATTAAAGAGGTTCTTTTGCCGCAGCTTCTTACGACTAATGGCAACTTACATATGTTGTCGACACCACCCGAAGACTTAGGCCATGCCTGGTATCGATATAAGGCTGATGCGATAAGAGATGGCAGGTTTACTCAAAGGCTCATTACGGATAACGCGTCTTTAGCGCCTAAGCAGATAGAAGAGATGTGCGAAGCTGTGGGAGGACCTACTAGCCCAGCGTGGTTAAGAGAATTCCTCTGTCAGCCTGTTTCAGATCCTGAGAGACTAGTTATTCCAGAATTTAAGGAGGATGTGCATGTCTATGATTCAGTTACTAAACCACCCTATTACGATCCCTATGTGGGTGCTGATCTTGGCTTTAACGACAATAGCGCTCTTCTCTTTGGGTATCATGACTTCAGTTCAGGGATTTTGTACATTGAAGCTGAAGTCGTTGTGTCAGGGAAGAATTCCAGAGAAATTACTGACCTTGCTAAACAGACAGAGCATAAACTCTGGGGTCAAAAAAGCGTGTACCTGCGCGTGTCAGATAATGAGATTCAACAACTGCACGACATGGCTACCCTGTGCCAATACCAAATGGTGCCCACTCGCAAAGACGACAAGCTCGCTGCAATTAATTCACTTAGGCTTCGATTCACACAAGGAAAAATCAAAATCAATAAACGCTGTAAGAATCTACTTTTCCAACTCAAGGTAGGCCTCTGGAACCCACAACGAACAGGATTCTTGCGTGGAGAGAACACGGGCCATCTCGATGCAATTGACGCGCTTATTTATTTAAATAGAAATATCAACACAACGCATAACCCGTTCCCTGCAGCGCAATACGACCAGCGTCATTTCGTAAATCCCCACTTTGACAACACAAGAAGTGTTGAAGAAGATACCCTTCGCGGGTTGATACCAGAAGTCTCTCTAAACGTATTTTGATACAATATCTCGATGCAACAATATTTCGCGT